ATCTGCAACTCGTAGAAAAAGAGCAGCACAAAATAAATCTAATAGAGGTGGTAAATCATCTGCAGGACAGGGTAAGAAACCTATCAATGTTTCTACACATACCAAAGGAAGAAAATCAGGAACAGGTTCAGGTTCTTAAAACTTCAAACGTATATACTTATATAAAATAACGTTACACTAAAATTAGGAGAATGAGTAAAAAGAAATCAATTGTTTCTGTTAAGGTAATCAAAGGAGATATCAACAGAGCACTTAAAAAGTTAAAAAGAAGAACCATGGATTCAGGTCATCTTTTAGAACTTAGAGAAAGAAGATACTACACAAAACCCACAACAGTTCGTAGAAAAGCCAAACAACAAGCTATTAGAGAACAACAGAAAGAAACTATACTTGGTAAAATAGATGATGGTGATACTTCAATAAGGTTTTATACTAAAAAGAAGAAAAAACCAAAGAATCAAAAACCAACAGATAAAAACAATTCTACAAAAAAGAACGTTTAAAATATATATTCTATATTTATATACAATAACTCACTCAATGTGGGTTCACATTTTATGGTTTATGAATACCCACAATTCTTATGATGGGTGACCAAACCGATAATTAATTCTTATTGAAAATCCCTTAATATTTTCACGAAAACAAAACGAAAGGTTTAAAAACAAATGGCAAATTCAAATTTATTGAAAGAAGCTATCGCTGATGCAAAAGCAGTTAGAGAAACGGCAATTGCAAATGCAAAGATAGCTTTAGAAGAAGCTTTTACACCTCGTTTACAATCTATTCTATCTCAAAAACTTCAACAAGAAATTGAAGAAGGTGAAGAGGAAGAAGAAAAGGTTGAAGAAAACGAAGTAGTAGAAGAAACTGAAACAGTAGAAGAAGCTGCAGAAGAAGTAACAGAAGAAACTGTAACTGAAGAAGAAGATAAAGAAGAAGTTGAAGAATCAACTGAAACTGTATCTGAGGAATCAGAAGAAGTATCTGAAGAAACTGAAGTTGTTGCTGAAGAAGCTGAAGAAGAAAAAGAAGTAAAAGAAGAAACTGAAGTTGTTGCTGAAGAAGAATCAGAAGAAGAAGAATCGAAAGATGAAAATTATTCTGAGGAAGCTGAAGAGCAAGAAGAAGAAGTATCTGAAGAAGAAGATGAAGATGAACTTGACTTAGAATCAATCATTAAAGAATTAGAAGCTGAATTAGACGAAGACTCTCACGAGGAAGAAGCTGATGAAGTTGAAGAAGAACTTGATGATGAAGAAGAAGAACAAGTATCTGACATCGCATCTGATGAAATCGAATCTCACGAAGATGAACATCACTCTGAAGAAGAAGTATCTGAAGAAGGTGAAGAACACTCCGAAGAAGAAGATGACATGGATGAAGAAATTGACTTAGACGAAATCCTAAGAGAAATGGGATATGGTGATAAGGAAGTATCTGAAGAAGAAGTTTCTGAAGAAGTTGTAGAAGAAACTAACGAACTTGAAGAAGTAAAATCAGAGCTTACAGAAGCAATGGATACTATCAAGGAACTTAAATCTACAATTAACGAAGTAAATTTATTAAATGCAAAATTACTTTACACTAACAAACTATTCAGGTCTTATGACTTAAACAACGACCAAAAACATAAAGTTGTTGAAACATTAGATAGAACTAAGAATGTTAGAGAAGTAAAACTAGTATTTAGTACATTAGCGGAATCACTAAAAATTGGTGGTACTGCAAAAAAAGTAAAACAAGCTAAAATCACAGAATCATTCGCATCTAAACCAGTTGCAAGTACTGCTCCTAAAAAAGAAGTAATTACTGAATCAACTAACACGATGGCTGATAGATTTAAGAAATTAGCAAACATTAATTAATTTAACTAAAATAAGGAAAAATAAAAATGGCAAATTTTGATTTATCTAAACTTATGGAAGGAAAGAACCCACAATCAGTTATGCTTGCTGAAACAAGAGAGCTTAAAGGAAAATGGGAACAAACTGGACTTTTAGAAGGTTTAGGAGAGAGAGAACAATCACAGATTTCTGTATTGTTAGAAAACCAAGCAAAACAATTGCTTGATGAAGCTACTGCTACCGGTACAGGTGGTGGAAATGAAGAGTGGAGTGGAGTAGCTCTACCATTAGTAAGACGTATCTTCGGTGAAATTGCATCGAAAGAATTCGTTAGTGTTCAACCAATGAACTTACCATCTGGTCTAATCTTTTATTTAGATTTCAAATATGGTACTGCACAACCAGGTAACCCTGGATTTTCTGGAAAATCACTTTTTGGTGGTACTGGAAATGACCTAGGTTCAACTGATTCTGCTGTAAATGGTCTTTATGGTGAAGGTAGATTTGCATATACTGCAAATGACGTATCTGATTCAGTAGGTAATAGTGATTTAACTATCGCTTCTGCTTCTTGGGCAGATGTAAATTATGATGCATCATTATCAGCTTCAGTTGCTGATGGTTCATTAGCTAGTATTAAATTTAACGCATCTGAATTAGTAAGACCTGATTTAGATGGTGTAAGAAGTTTTTACATCTCATCTTCAGATTTCGCATCTGCAGATTCTTACTACCCAGCACACTCTAGTGTTTCTGGTAATGTAGGTTCAGAAGTAATTACTACATTCGCAAAAATCTCATCTTTAGGTGGTGATTTAGCAGTTAAACATTCACAACAACCAATCGCTGCAAACAGAGGAGACTTCGAAGATGCTTCTCCACAAGAACCTGCAAGTGATATAGGTATTCCTGAAGTTGATTTAGAATTAAAGTCTGAAGCAATTGTTGCTAAGACTAGAAAACTAAAGGCTGTATGGACTCCTGAATTAGCTCAAGATTTAAATGCATACCACAGTATTGATGCTGAAGCTGAATTAACTTCAATGTTATCTGAGTACATCTCATTAGAGATTGACCTAGAAATCCTTGATATGTTAAAATCAAATGCTTTAACAACTGAATACTGGTCAGTATCTTTAGGTGAAGAGTATGATGCAAACACAAGTGGATGGGTTGCTGGAAGTAATTCTGCAGCTTATACTAAAAACTCTTGGTTCCAGACTTTAGGAGCTAAGTTGAATAAAGTATCTAACAAGATACACCAATTAACTTTAAGAGGTGGAGCTAACTTCGTTGTTGCTTCTCCTGACGTATGTACAATTTTAGAATCTATTCCAGGATTTGCAGTTTCAGCTGATAAAGATGCTTCATCTTTCGCTGCAGGTGTAACTACTGTTGGTTCTTTATCAAACAGATATACAGTTTACAAAAACCCTTATATGACTTCTAACGAAATCTTATTAGGATTTAAAGGAAGTAATTTCCTTGAAACTGGAGCTGTTTATGCACCATATGTACCGTTAATTATGACTCCTCTTGTATATGACCCAACTAACTTTACACCAAGAAGAGGTGTAATGACTAGATACGCTAAGAAAATGGTAAGACCAGAATTCTATGGTAAAATCTATGTTAAAGATTTAAACAACCTATAATCGGTTAATTAAATTTTAGTAGTAAGTCATTACAATAGTGATGATAGAATTAAGAGGGAACAGAAATGTTCCCTCTTTTTTTGTTTATACACTTCCTTTTCAAATATTTTATATTTATAATAGTATAATTGTATAAGTTAAGGAGAAAATAATATGTCTCAAGCAAGAATTTGGACAGGTTCAGCTGATTTTTCATCAGGTTCCTCTACACCATTTGGTATCTATGATGATGATACATCATTTCAATTAGATGCACCAAGGGTAGCATCGTGGTGTGCAAAAAGGTTAGGATATCCTATTATTGATATAGAACTACAAGGAGAAAACTTCTTCGCAGTTTTTGAAGAATCAGTATCGGAATATTCTGCACAAGTAAATCAGTTTAATATAAGAAATAATCTCGGTTCGTTAGAAGGACAACCAACTGGTTCTGATTATACTGGACAATCAGTACAAGGTTCAGAACTAAATAACATAGTAACAATAGCAGAATCATATGGTAACTTTGCAAACGTTGGTGGTAGAACTGATATCAAAAAAGGTTCAATAGATGTAACTACTGCCTCTCAAGAATATGATTTACAGGCTCTTTATGGAGATGTATCTGAAAGTGGTGAGAGAATTGATGTAACTAAAGTATATTACGAAACAACTCCAGCAATTAACAGATTCTTTGACCCATATTCAGTTAGTGGACAAGGAACACTTAACTTAGTTGATGAATTTGGATTTGGTTCATTCTCACCAGCGGCACAATTTATAATGATGCCAATTTATGAGGATATGTTAAGGATTCAACAGATTGAATTCAATGACCAAATGAGAAAATCTGCACATTCATTCAATATAGTAAACAATAAAATAACAATTTTACCAAAACCTGCATCAGATTACAAACTTTGGTTTGAATATCAAGTTGTAAAAGATAGAAGAGAAAACTCCACTATCATAATTCCAAATGTAGTATCAGATTATTCAAACATTGGATATAGTTTTGCTAAATATAGTAGAATAAATGATGTTGGTAAACAATGGGTTAGAAAATATACACTTGCGTTGGCAAAAGAAATGTTAGGTGCAATTAGAGAGAAATATTCTTCAGTACCAATTCCTGGTTCAGAAGTTTCTTTAGATGGTGCATCACTTAGAGCTGAAGCACAAACAGAAAAAGATGCTCTTATTGAACAACTAAGAGAGAATCTTAATGAAGTAAGTAAAAAACAAAGAATAGAGAACGAAGCTTCTATGGTTGACCAACAACAAACAATCATAAACAAAGTTCCACTAGCAATTTATATAGGATAACGTTATGCCAAAGTTTTTCAATGCAAAGGATTTGGATTTCATAAAAACTATCTCTGAGGAGGTGGTAGATTATGTAGTAGAACAAGCAGTAACCTTGTTCAAGGTATCTGTGGGTGAAACTAAAACTAATCTATATGGTGAATCTCTTGGTAAAGTATGGAGAGCCCCTTCTACTATTATGGCGATAGTAGATAGAGAACCAATGAATGTAGTTTACGAAGGATTCGGTGCAGATAAACAACAAGCAGTTGAATTTAGATTCAATAGAGAACGATTGAGAGAAACTTCACACTCAGTTCCTAAAATTAGAGATGTAAATGGTACATTAATACCAACAGAAGCAATACAAAACTTATCAGTTGGTTATCCTGAGATTGGAGATGTTATTTTATTTGATGGTATCTATTATGAAATGGATAACATACGAGAAAACCAAAGAATTGGTGGACAACCTCAAATTTACGATAAAGAAACAAATACATTCCAAAATTCTAACAATACACTTATTGGTGTTGGATTTATGGTAAGAAGAAGTCAAATTCAAATAGATGAAAGGATATATCACTAATGGCAATCGACCCTTTAAAAAACTTACCTGTTAATCGAGGAACTCAATACAAAAAACAAAGTATTGAGCAAGGAAAAGGTGTAAAGTTATATGATGTGGATATGGCAATTGCCGAACACATGATAGATACCGTATTACCTACTGTTGAAATCTTCCAAGAAAAACAAAAGATACCAGTTGTGTATGGAAATCCTGAAAGATGGAAATCTGTACAAAAAGATGGGTATTTAAGAGATAAAAAAGGAGTATTACAAATTCCATTGGTAATGTTTAAAAGAAACTCTATTAATAGAGATGATGCGTTATCAAATACGATGAATAGACACGTTTCATACCCCTCAGTATCAAGATATTCAAAAAAACACAGATATGATAAGTTTTCAGCAATGACTGGAACACAAAAACCAGTTGAATTATATGATATTGTAATACCTGATTATGTAAACATTACATATGAAGTAATCATTTGGACTGATTTTACAGAACACATGAATAAAGTTGTTGAAGCATTCCAATATGCAACAGATGAGTATTGGGGAGACAAGGGTGGATTTAAATTTAGAGTAAAAATAGATTCATTTGATAATACAACCGAAGTAAGTGAAGGTTCTCAGAGAATAGTTAGAACTAATTTTACAATGGCAGTTTATGCATATCTTTTACCAGAACAATTTGATAATGAATCAACTCATAAAAAATCAATTACACCTAAAAAAGTAGTTTGGGGATTGGAAACTGATTTAACAGGATTAGATGGTGGAAATGTAACAAACTCAAGTGTAAAAAAGAAATTAGTAAATGAATATTCTGATGTAATTGATTTTATTGCAGTTAGGGGTTCTATACAAGGTTCTTTTGTAGATGATGATACGATGAAAATTAGTGGAGTAGAACTTCCAAAATTACCACCAGAATTAATTGGTACATTTAATGAAGATGAATGGTTTAGAGTTTATGTAAATGGTGTAATAATACCAAAAGCAAAATATAATTATGTATATCAAGATAGTACTGATGAAGTTTATTTTAACTTCGCAACAGGTTCACTTTCAGTAGGTGGAACATATCCTACTGATTTACAATCAACTCAAACTGAGTTAGGATATATTTTAGAAAATACAGATGAATTTGGTATAACAGGTAAATTTATAGAATTATAATGGCAATAAAAGATTTAAAAAAAATATTAAAACAAGTTCATGAGCCGGATGAGTATCAATTAACTCCTGAGAACATGAATCATCCATTATATTGGATATGGAAACTTGCTAATGGTAGAATGAAAGATTTGGATATTCTTTTAAGAGATTTTAGACCCGAACATGCACGTTTTGATATATTTATTAATGGTCAATTTATAGTTGAAGATGATTATTTATTTGAACATAGTGGAAAAGATTTTTTAATTAAATTTAAAAAAGAAAATTTTGGATATAATTTAGAATTAGATGATGATATTAAGATAGAGGGAGATATACAAGTAGATGAGTAGTAGAATTAAACCAAATATAGTAACTCCTGTTGATGATAGACAGAGGTTTAAGGATTTAGTATTAGAAACATTTCAAGATATGGAAATATTTAGTCATGTACCTGATTCTATTTCTTTAAATGGGGTTTTATTTACGGCAACACTTTCTAATAAAAAATTTATATTCCAAGATGTTTCAGTTGATTCAATTGATGATTATGTTGATATTTATTTACAAGGAATAAAGAAAACGGCTGATACATATTCGGTTATAGATAATGGTACAGATATAGTAATTAATTTTACAGAAAATATAACACTTGTCCCTGCTGATATAGTGAAGGAAGATTTTTCAGTAAAAGGAAAGATAGTGAGTAGATAAGAATGGCAACATTAATTCAAAGTAAACAGATACAAGGAGTAGTAACCGCATCGGTAATCGAGGGGGATTTCGCTGTAAACGCAGGTTCGGTTAACTTAGCAGCTGCAAGTGGTGTAACTGGTTCATTTAGTGGTTCATTTACTGGTGATGGAAGTTCACTTGTTAACATACCATTTAGTTCAATAGTAGCTTTACCAACTTTAGTTAGTGGTTCAGGTCAAATAGATATAACACAAACAGACGGGTTTACTTCTTTTAGTACATCTTTAGATAGTAGAATAACTACTTTAGAAAACGCAACTGATAATACAGGTTCAGATAGTCAAATACTTTCTATAAGTGGAGACCAACTTACAATTTCAAGTGGTAATACAATTACAATACCTACTGGTAGTAGTAGTGGTGGTGGTTCTAACATATCACTAAACTCATTTACTTCATCATATTTTAATGATTCATCATCATTTGATACAAGAATAGATGGTATAAATGCAAGTGGTAGTGGTGCTAATTGGAATGTAAACTTATCAAATATACCAGGTGGTTTAATTAGTGGTTCAATTCAAATATTAGGTGGAACTGATATTATAAGTAGTTCTGCTCAAATAACTGAACTTGGTTTCGTATCAGAAAGTGGTGATAGTACACCTGCTGGAACAATTAGTGGTTCAGAACAAATAACAGATTTAGGATTTATATCATCTTCTGATTCAACTACATCATTAAACTCTTATACTGCTTCAAACGATATTAAAATATCTAACTTAGAACAAACAACTTCTTCATTAGATACAAGAATAACTCAATTATCAAATGTAACAGGTTCTTATGAAACTATTGGAAGAGGAATCATAAGTTCATCAGAACAATTCCCAAGTGGAATCATAAGTGGTTCATCTCAAATAGCAGAATTAGGATTTGTAACAAGTAGTGGTGATAATACACCAGCAGGAACAATTAGTGGTTCACAACAAATAAGTGATTTAGGATTCATTTCTTCATCACATACAGATGTAACTCATTTAAATACGTTTACTTCATCAATACAAACCGAAGTAGATGCATTATCTGCAGCAACATCATCGTATTTAACAAGTGAAACTGATTCTCAAACACTTTCTATAAGTGGAGACCAACTTACAATATCAAGTGGTAATACAATAACAATACCAAGTGGTAGTAGTGGTACAACAGATTATACTCAACTTACAAATGTTCCAAGTGGATTAGTAAGTGGTTCATCTCAAGTAGATTATGATGTTCTAACTGGTGGTAAAGGATTACTTAGTGGTTCTCATACAGATATAAGTTCATTAAATGATTATACATCATCAACCGATACACGATTAAGTGGTATAGATTCAATAACTTCTTCTTTAGAACAAAGAGTTAGTGAAATTGAATCAAATACAGGTTCATATGATGATTTAACAAATATAACACACTTAAATACATTTACATCTTCTTATTATACTGATTCTGCATCATTTGATACTCAGATATTAACTGAAAAGGGTAGAATAGATAATATACTAAGTGGTGCTAATGCAGATTATGACCAATTCGTAGAAATTGTTAATTTAGTTAACTCAACTGATACAGAAAACGATACTGCATTTGCAAACCATTATACTTCAAGTAGACAAAGGTTAACTGCTCTTGAAACATTCACATCATCAATAGATACAAGTATAAAATCTAAATTAGATTCTGATGGTGTATTTAGTGGTTCATTAGTTGCAGGTGAAAATATAACAATAAATGTAGATGGTAGTAACTATATTATATCATCTTCTGCAAGTGGTGGTAGTTCAAGTGTAACTGTTTCAGATTCTGCACCAAGTTCTCCATCACAAGGAGATTTATGGTGGAAATCAGACGATGGTAATCTTTATGTTTACTATGATGGGTATTGGGTAATTTCACTTGATACTACATCTACTTTACCAAGTGGTGTAATTAGTGGTTCATCTCAATTAACTTCTTCTTATGATACAAGATATTCTTTAAGTGGTTCAAGTGGTGTATCTGATTATACTGATTTAACAAATATACCTACTAATATTATTAGTGGTTCACAACAAATTACTGATTTAGGATTTATATCCTCATCACATACTGTAATTGACTCGTTAAATACATTTACTTCATCAATACAAACAGAAGTAAATGCTATATCTGCTCAAACATCATCTTACCTAACAGAACTTCCTGATGGATTGGTTTCTGGTTCTGTTCTTAGAACTTTAGGCGGAACAGGTGTTTTAAGTGGTTCTAAAACTGATATAAGTTCATTAAACGTATTCACTTCTTCAATTCAAACAGAAGTAGATGGTTTAAGTTCGTTTACATCATCTTATTTAACTGAAATACCAGCTGGTACAATAAGTGGTTCATCACAATTAACATCTTCTTATGATACAAGGTATGCGTTAAGTGGTTCTGGTGGTGGTGGAGATACTGATTTTGATGGAAATAGAATTGTATCACAAGAAAAACTACCAACGATGTTTTCATCATCGTTTAATCCAGGTACAAGTGGTTCAGTAGTAGATTTCTTAAACGCAGTATTTTATCCAAACTCAGACCCTGCTATAACAAGTGGTAATCAAACTATATCTGAATATAGTTCAAGTGGTTCACCAATATTTACTTTAGAAGCAACAGACCCTGAAGGACAGGCATTAACATTTGGCACAGGTTCAACATATACTGATGATTTAGTTAGAGTTGCATCCAATGGTATTGTAACCTTAAATGCAGTACCAACATCTGCATCATTTAATACTGATTTAGTAGGTGGTTCACATGGACATACGTTTATTGCAAAAACAACTGATACATTTAACTCATCAATTGAAAAAGATATTACAATATTTGTAACACCAAACTCAACACCTGTATTTAGAGAAACTTCTACTAGTGGAAATGTAATTACATCGGTAACTTCAAACTTAAATGAAAGTTCAGCTGATAATACTTTATTAAAAAGAGTATTCTTTACAGATGCAAATGGAGATTCAATAACAATACACTCATCTTCAATAGATGGTAATCATTTTGAAGTAATAAAATCATCAACGTATGTTGATATCTTACAAAATACTGGTTCTTTAAATTATGAAGAACAAACAACATATAATTTCAGTATATCTGCATCAGATGAACACTATGAGTTAGGACAAGATTCTGATTCAATAGTTGTTTTACCAATTACTGTAAATGTAACTGATAACTTAGTACCAACTATTTCAAATCAATCACTATCATCTATAAATGAGAATTCATCAGATGGAACAACTGTTGGAACAATATCTGCAGCAGATAATGAAGGAGATACTATAACATTTGCTAACTTTACTTTATATAAGTTAGAATTAGATAATGTAAATGTATCAAGTGGTTCGTATGGTGGTACTTCTCAATTAACAGACCCACATGAGAACCCATTCCAAATGAGTTCAAGTGGAGTAGTAACGAGAAAAGTAGGAGTTTTCTTAAATTCCGATTTAATAAACGAATATCAATATACAGTTCAAGTTAAAGATTCATATAACGAATCATCTAACCCTGCAATCATCACAATACCAATTACTGATGATACACCAGCAATTATTTCTGATAACTGGTCAGCAGGACCGTATATTAAAGAATCTGAAGAAAATGGTACAACTATAAAAACAACAAACTATGGTTCTAGTACTGCAGATTATAATTCAAATCAAAGTGGAACATTTACATCATCAAATCCAGCAATTGTAATAAATGGCAGTGGTAATTTATCATTAGGAGTTGATTTAAGTGGTTCTGTAACACAAAGTGATGATTCATTGGATTCTGTAATTACATTTACTAATACTTTCGGTACAATAACGACTGATAACTTAAATGTAGATATAGTACACAACCATCACCCAAGTGCATCGTTCACATTACAAAATTCTAATCTAAATACAAATTTAGCAACAACAAATACAAACTTGGTTCTTGTTTCGATAACTGACACTGAAGGTGATACTCCTTATTCTGCTTCTTTATCTGGTACTGATGCGGGGAAACTCAATCTCAATTATACAAACTCAAATTCATCTTCTTTATACATTAGAGCAAATGAGAATTTATCTGCAGGGACCATAACTTATAACCTAAGAGTATCTGATTCTTATAGTGAAGTTTCAGATTACATAGGTAACACGATTTCAATCAATCAAACCGATACTGGTACACTTGGTGGAGATACAACCTCTCATATTATAGAATCAGCAAGAAATAATGATTCATTGAGAGATGCAACTGGCTTTGAAGGTGGTAATACCTCTCAATTAACTGTTTCATACTCTGGTTCAGATGGAACTCCGAGTGTTCAATCATTTACTTCATCAAATCCATCGATAGATATTGATTCAAGTGGTAATCTTACCCTTGCAGTTGATATAAGCGGTTCACTTACAAGTTCAGGTGATACAATTTCATCTGATATTACATTCCAAGATAACTATGGTAATGTTGGTAGTGGTAGTTTAACAGTAAATGTATTTGGAAACTCACATCCAAGTGCTTCGTTCACTAATAATAGTGGAGTTTACAATACAAACCAAGCAACATCAAGTGCATTAATGGTTTCACTAACAATTACAGATGAAGAATCAGATACTCCATTCAGTATGAGTTTAAGTGGAACAGATGCAGGTAAATTTAACATAGAACCACAAAATTCAAACACTTCTTCAGTTCAGTTAACTGCGGCATCTGATTTTGATGGTGGAACTTATTCATATACTGCTTCAATCTTTGACCAATTTGGTGAAACATCACAATATGAAAGAGAAATAACAATCGCAGAGGCTGATTTAGGTACTCTTTCAACAAATGGTACGTTCTATGTTATAGAATCAGCTGTAAATGGTAACAATATCGTAACAAACTCAAATGGTAGAACAGGAACACAAGGAGATTTAGGAGTTTCTTATTCACCTAACTATGGTTCACAAGTTGTACAAGAGTTTACTTCATCAAATGCATTTGTTTCTGTAAATGCAAGTGGTAATTTATCAGTAGGAACAAATATAAGTGGAAGTAGTGAAACAAGTGGAGATTCAATCACCTCTAATATAACTTGGGCAGACCAACATGGTAATGTAGGTAGTGGTTCTATATCAGTTAATGTAACTACAAACAATGCACCAACTACAAGTTCACTTTCAACTCAATTTGAAAATACAAACCAAGCAACTGGTTCAGTTGAAGTATTAGAATTAACAATATCTGATACTGAAAGTGATTCAATGCCAAATGCTGGTTTAACTTGGTCAAGTTACAACTCAACTTATTTCACACCATCGGTTTCAACTCCAAATATGAGATTAAATGTAAATAATACTTCAGTACCAAGTGGAACTTACCCTTGGGAAGTAACATTAAAAGATGAACATGGATTTAATACACGAGTTGTAAGTGGTTCGTTAGTAATAACACAAGCAGATGCAGGTACAATGAGTGGTGATACTGCAGTTTATGCAATAGAATCTGCATTAAGTGGTTCGGTATTAAGAGATGCGACTGGATTTGAAAATGGAAACGCTGGAGATGTTGATGTATCTTACTCACCATCATTTGGTTCACCAATAGTACAATCATTCACATCATCAAATGCGGCAATTGCAATAAATGATACTGGTGGATTAACTTTAGCAGTAGATTTGAGTGGTTCATTAACACAAAGTGGAGATACAGTAAGTACAACAATAACATTTGATGACCAATATGGAAATGTTGGTAGTGGTTCAGTTACCTTGAATGTATTTGGTAACCAATCACCGGTTGCTTCGTTTACATCATCATCAAACTACGAAAGTGATAATGCAGTTGCTGATTCAGATGCAGGTACATTGGTAGTAACTGATGTAGAAAGTAATTCACCATTTACAGTTACCCTCGCGGGTACTGATGGTGGTAAATTTGATGTAAGTGGTTCAACATCACCATTTGAGATACAACCAACTGGTTCTTTAGAGGCAGGAACGTACTCAATCAACATAGTAGTAACAGATACTTACTCAGAATCAGTAACACTATCAAATGAAACAATAACAGTTGACCAATCAGCAAATACTGGTAAAGTATATATTTATTATTCGAACTACGCTTCGGATGGTAATTATTCGAGTGCGTATAACTCGGTGATGGGTGCGAGTACCTTAAATAGTGATACTCCACCTGAAGTAACTGCTTATACAGCAAATACTGCATCACCGTATTACAAAATTAAAACATCGGTAGGTGATAGTTCATATTCACTTGCTGGTGGTAAAACTATGACACTTGCGGCAACGATAAGTGGTTCAGATTTTGCAGAAATTATTTCTGCATCTGCAGGAAACATGAGTTGGGGAAGTGCGGTACAAACAGTATTTGTAATACCAAGTGGTTCAAGTATGATAAATGTACCAACTTCAATGACAGATGGATTTGGAGGAAGTACTGTGGGAGAATATTGTTTAGTTCACTATGCTGATGGAACATCTGCACCTTTAGGTCCATCTCCATCAGTAATTCACACACTTGATGTTGATGGAACACAAGGTGGGTTTGATAAGTGGCACGTATTAGGTGCTGCAATAAATAGTACTGCAACAAATATGAGAGTTAAAGTAATACCAAGTAGTGGTTCGATAGGTAATTTTTAAAATGAAAGGAATATAATATGCCATTTATAGGGGAAAGATTAGGATTAAATACCGCGACGAAAAACGCGGGAACAACTGCCTTAATGAATATTGATTTCGTTAAAGGAGCATTTAAAGTATATGCTTCCTCTGACTTAGTTGGTATTTCTCCTAACCTATTTTCAGATAACCAAATAATATATGTTCAAGATAGTGGTTCATTATATAAAGCAGATGTTGTTCCTGCAGATTTCATTTCAACATTCGAAGATACAGTAACTTTTGCAGAATTCTCATTCAATAGTGGTTCATTTACAAGTGCATCATTTGATACTGGAACATCTGTTCTTACTCTTTTTGGACAAGATTTAGTAGGTTCTACTCAAACATCAATGTCAATAGATTTATCTTCTCTTGAAGGAGGAGGTGGAGGCGGTGGAGGCGGTGATATCACTGCAGTTTTCACATCAGATGAAGGTATTACAGGAGGTGCATCAAGTGGAAATGTTGTACTTGAATTAGACCCAGGAGATGGTATTGTTTTAAATTCAAGTGGTATAAACGTAAGTACAGGCTCTACTCATTTTATAAGTGGAGTTCAAAAAGTAGAAATAGATGGAGAAACTTTTTAGTTTAAAAATTCTCATCATATTTATAAAAGTAACAAACACTATATAGTGTTTTAATTATGGGAACATTCCCGTTGAACAAATGGTTACATAAGTAAAATTCAATAAAGGTTATTTAACAAAAAATTATTTTAAATTAACATTTTAACAAAAAAGGAAAAAATTAAAAATGGCACAAATTATTAAGCACAGAAGAGGTAATCTTGAGGGATTATCATCTGCAACTACAAGAGCAGGAGAGCTTTTAGTAGTAACAGGTTCATCTGGTTTAGGAACAATCGCAAATGGTGATAGTTTAGTATTTGTTGGTATTGATGGTTCAACGGCTACTCCTGTAAACAAAATATTACAAGGAACAACCGTACCGAATTTAAGTGGAGCAGACTACAACACTCATGTTGATGGTATTCCATTTTACGATACTGATGATAACAAACTTTATATCCTTAACAAAGGTGGAAACATCGAAGTTAAAGCATCTCCTGAAACAGGTGGAACAGGATTAGTATCTGGCTCATCTCAATTAGCAAACTCAAGTGTTTCTAATGAATCTTTAAATGCATATACTGCATCTAACAACACTACAAATAGTGGACAAGATACGAGATTAGACCAATTATCTACATTCACTGGTTCTATTAGTGGAGATTTCGTAGATAATTCAGAATTAGCTGCAGCAACAGGAGCACTAGAAACTTCTGATTCTGCTTTATCACAAAGAGCTGGTAGGTTGGAAAACTATACAAGTTCATTCGCAGCTTCAACTGTAACTTTAACTAACAAAACTATCAATGGTCCTGATAACACTATTACAAACATTGCAAATTCATCTCTTGCTAATTCAGCAATTACTATTAGTGGTACTTCAGTATCATTAGGTGGTGCAATTACTGATGAAGTATTATTTGGTGGAGTTGGTGTAGTAACTGGTTCAGCACAAGTTGTTTCTTTACTTTCTAACCAAGCAACTGATTTTGGTAGTGGTAGAATAAGTGGAGCATCGATTGGTGATGTTGCAGGAACTTCAACTATAACAGGTTCATTTGTTGGTGATGGTTCAGGATTAACTGGATTAGCAACTAACTTAACTGTTGATGGTGATAGTGGAACTCAAAACGTAGATTTAATCAATGATGATTTACAATTTTTAGGAACTGCAAATGAAATCGCAACTGCAGTAACTAAAGTTGGTAATGATGTAAAAGTAACATTAAGTTTACCTGATGATGTAACAATCGGAAACGATTTAACAGTTGTTGGTAATTTAGAAGTACAAGGAACAACTACATCAGTTGATTCAACTACTGTTGTATTAGGAGATAACATTTTAGCTCTTAATGGTAGTGGAGCAGCACTTGGTGGTTTAGAAGTACATGATGCAAATGGCCCTGCAAGTGGTTCATTATTATGGAATGGTACAACTAACCAATGGATTGCTGGAGCAAGTGGTTCAGAATCTAAAGTATTAGTTGCAAATGGTGATGGTGTATTCTCTGGTTCTGCACAAGTATCAGGAATTACAAATTCACAATTGGCTGGTTCAATATCTAACGATAAATTAGCTGGTTCAATTGCAAATGATAAATTAGCAAATTCAGCAATTACTATTAGTGGAACTTCGGTTTCTCTTGGTGGTGCAATTACTGATGAAGTATTATTTGGTGGAGTTGGTGTAGTAACTGGTTCGGCACAGGTAGTATTACAATCTGCTGATAAGACAGGATTTACAGGAGCTAGTTCAATTACAACACTTGGTACAATTGCTACTGGTGTATGGAATGGTACTGCAATTGATAAAGCAAATTTAGATGATGAAGTATTAAATGCTTCTTTAAATGCATATACTGCATCTAATAATACTACAAATAGTGGACAAGATTCAAGATTAGACCAACTATCTGCATTTACATCTTCTGTAAGTGGAGATTTCGTAGACCAAGCTGAATTAGCTGCTGCAACTGGTGCACTTGAAACTGCAGATACTGCATTACAACAAAGAGCTGGTAGGTTAGAAAACTATACAAGTTCATTTGCAGCTTCAACTGTAACTCTTACAAACAAAACAATTGATGCAAGTAGTAACACAATATCTAATATTGCTAATTCATCACTTACAAATGATGGAATTACAATTGCAGGTGTTGATACATCTTTAGGTGGAACTATTACTTACGAAACAATCGCTGGTGGAAGTGGAACAATATCTGGTTCAGCACAAGTAGTTTCTTCTTTATCAAATCAGGCAACTGATTTCGGTAGTGGTAGAATAAGTGGTGATGACTTTGGTGATGTAGGTGGAACAACTGATTTCACTGGTTCATTCATTGGAGATGGTTCGGCTCTTACTGGTGTTGCTAGTACATTAGATATTAGTGGTTCAAGTGGTAATGGTTCAGTTGCACTAAAAACACAAGATTTAACTTTCGCTGGTACAGCTAACGAAATCGAAACTTCTGTTTCTGGTCAAACTGTAACAATTGGAATCCCAACAAACCCAACACTTAGTGGTAATGTAACTGTAACTGGTAACTTATCAGTTGAGGGAACAACTACAACAATCGATTCTACAACTGTAAACATTGGTGATAGAATTATTGAACTTAACTACGCTGATGGTGCAGGTGATGCTGGACTTTTAGTTAGTGATGTTACCGGTGATGGAACTACAAGTGGTTCTTTACTATGGGATGCATCTGAGGACCATTGGATGGCTGGTGCACTTGGAAGTGAAAAGGAAATAGCAAGATTAAATGCTACTCCTACTTCTAACACAGTACTTAAAGCTGATTCTAATGGATTATTAGTTGATTCATTGATTACTGATGATGGTACAAATGTAACAGTAAGTGGAACTGCAGAATTGAGAATCAATGCTGCAACTGCTAACTCATTTGTTTACTTTGATTCAAACAAATCTCTTGAATCAGTAGCAGCTGCTACGGCAGGTGATGTAATTCAATGGAATGGTTCATCATTCGTTGCGAGTAACGAACTCGATGGAGGTACATTCTAATAGGAATATACTTAAATAAATTAATCCCCTTCCGAAAGGTTGGGGATTTTTTTTTAACTTACATTTTCATATACTTATATAAGTAATGGATTTGTTTTAACAATAAATCTGTGCATCTATATTTATATGTAATATATTAGGAAGAAAAATTAATGGCAGCAACTTTAAAACTACGAAGAGGAACTCCATCAGGCTCAATACAACAATCAGAATTATTCTATGATAAAGACATAGAGACTGTTGTAGTTGGTGATGGTAGTGGTTCTAATACTCAATATAAGATTCTAGCAAAACTAGATGAATCAAATAGCGGTTCATTAAATATTTCAGGTAATATAACTGGTTCTAATATTTTAGCAACTAACATAACTGCTACAGGTGATTTAACAATAGGTGGTAATTTATTTTTAGGAAACCAAGATACTGATAATATAGTAATATCCGCAGACCTTAGTTCTTCTATTATTCCTGATACAGATGATACCTTTGATTTAGGTTCAAACTCAAAAAAATGGAGACACATATATGCAACTTCTGCATCAATTGATAATATTACTTTAAATGGTAGTGGTATTGTTTCTTCATCACAACAAATAGATGATTTAGGATTTTTACAAGTAGGTGGAGATGGTGTATTTAGTGGTTCATCACAAGTAGTACTAGAATCAGCCGATAAGACAGGATTTACAGGTGCTAGTTCAATTACTACTGTTGGTACAATTGCAACAGGTACTTGGCAAGGTACTATAATAGATAAAACATATTTAGATGATGAAGTATTAAACACTTCACTAAATTCATATACTGCTTCAAATGATATTAATATTACTAATATTCATTCTACAACTTCATCATTTGAAGATAGATTAAACCAACTTTCAACTGAAACTGGTTCTATTGCTACTGAACAATCTGCACAAGATGTGAGGTTAAACCAACTTTCAACTGAAACTGGTTCTATATCAACAGAACAGGCTGCACAAGATGTAAGATTAGACCAACTTTCAACTGAAACTGGTTCTATATCAACCGAACAATCTGCACAAGATGTAAGATTAAACCAATTATCAACCGAAACAGGTTCTATTGAAACTGAACAAGCTGCACAAGATACGAGATTAGACCAACTTTCAACTGAAACTGGTTCTATAACAACTGAACAAGCTTTACAAGATGTAAGATTAGATAATGTAGAAACATTTACATCTTCTATTGATATAAACATTTCAAATATTCATTCTACAACTTCATCGTTTGAAAGTAGATTAGATTTATTAAGTGATGTATCTCACTCACATTCAAATAAAGCAAACTTAGATACAATCAATCAAGATTTATCAACAACATCAGATGTAACATTTAACACAGGTTCATTTACTGGTAATATGACAATTACTGGTGATTTAACAGTTTTAGGTTCTTCAACAGAAATATCTTCAACAGAATTAAGAATAGAAGATAAATTAATTACAGTTGCAAGTGGTTCTGCTGATTCAGCAGCTGCAGATGGAGCAGGATTAGAAATTGATGGTGCTAATAAATCATTACAATGGGACCACAATACATCTCAATTCGTATTTGATGCTAAAGTAAGTTCATCAGTAGGATTCAAAGGAGAAGGTGGGGAACTAACAGGTATTGATACCGACCAAGTAACTGAAGCTAGTAATCTTTACTATACCGATACAAGAGTAAAATCAAAATTAGATAATGATAATATACATAGTGGTTCTTATTTAGGAACTGCTACAACGGCTAATTTAACAGAAGGTAGTAATCTTTATTATACAGATTCAAGAGTAAAATCAAAATTAGATACTGAAACAGTAATTAGTGGTTCATCTCAAGTGATTGGAATATTAGATTCACTAAATTCATACACATCATCAAATGATTCAGATATATCAAATATTGAATCTACAACTTCTTCAATAGAAGATAGATTAGATAATATAGAAACATCAACTGGTTCTTACTTAACAACTGTTGATATATCAGATGATACTAATTTAGCAGTATCCGATACATCAGAAGTTAACATGATACTAAGTGGAGATACTTTATCCGCTGAACTAATTGGTGGAGTAGTATCAGGTTCATCACAAATAACAATTACTGAATCTCAAATATCAGATTTATCTCATTATACAGATTCAGATGTAAAAAATAAATTAAATACCGAAGGTGTTGTAAGTGGTTCTTCATTTGCATCAAACCATCAAGGTTCAATAACGGCTAGTATTAATAGTGTTTCTACAAATGTAGATTTAGGATTAAACACAAATGATTCACCAACATTTAGTACACTAACACTTTCAAGTGTTGCAGCTGGGGGTGGAACTGATTATGATGCATTATTTGATGTAAGTGGATTATTAAAGAAAAGAACTTTAGGAACTTCTGCATTTTTTAATGTTTCTGCTTCTATTGCAGATGACCCTAACTCAATACCAACAACAAAAGCAGTAAATGATGCTTTAATTGAAGCTGGTGCTGGTGATATAACTGCTGTAAACTCTACATCAACAATATCTCCATCTGCAACAGGTATAGTACACACACAACAAGGAACAGAATCGGGTGGTGCATATGGTAATGTAGGTAACGTAGTTATTGCAATTGATACTGGTTCTATACACTTTACTGCTGGAGTAGATGCAAGAATTCCTGCATCAACTAGTGGGTTAGTAAGTGGTTCATCACAAATAGATGTAACTGCAACTACAAACTATGGTTCTATAAACCAATACTCTGATAGTAAAGTAAAAACAAAATTAGATACTGATGCAGTACTTAGTGGTTCATTTTTATCACATTTTCCTGATGGAGTAGTAAGTGGTTCATCACAAATAAATGGTACACAAATACAAAATAATGAAATAACTATTGTTTCTCAAAATGTTGCACTTGGTGGAAGTATTTCTCTTGCTGCTATCACAAATGGTAGTGGTATAGTATCAGGTTCTTCACAACTTTATTCAGATTTAGATTCAAGATATGGTAATGAGTTAGGAGATGGTTTAGTATCTTCATCAGAACAAGTTGTTGGTATTTTAGATTCACTAAATTCATATACATCATCAAATGATACAAATATAAGTTTAGTTCAATCAAGATTAAATAATATAGAATCAAATACTGGTTCATATGATGACCAAACTAATATATCATCTTTAAATGATTATACATCTTCTAATGATAATCAACAAGGTGTTCAAGATATAAGAATAGACCAACTTGCATCAGAAACAGGTTCATATTTAATAAGTGTTGATATTTCAACTGATACTAATTTAGGAGTATCAGATACTTCTAATATAGATATGATTTTAAGTGGTGATACTTTATCAGCAAACTTAAAAGGTGGTGTGGTTAGTGGTTCATCTCAAATAGATGTAACTTCAACTACAAATTATTCTTCTATAAATCAATATTCTGATAGTAAAGTAAAAGATAAATTAGATACAGAGGGAGTAATTTCATCATCTGTTCAAATATCTCACGATGATACGACTGGTTTTGTAGCAAACGAACATATTGACCACTCATCTATATCAGTTGGAAGTGGTAAAGGTTTAGATGGTGGTGGTACTATTGATACTAATAGAAGTATATTCTTAGATACTGGTTCTCTACATTTTAACGAAGGAATAAAGAAAAAATTAGATACTGAAACAGTTATTAGTGGTTCATCTCAAGTATCATATACCGGTTTATCAAATATTCCAGCTGGAATAGTTTCTGGTTCTTCTCAAATATCATTAACAGGATTTGATACTGATGATTTATCAGAGGGTTCATCAAATCTTTACTATACAGATACAAGAGTAAAAACTAAATTAGATGCAGAAGGAGTATTTAGTGGTTCTGTACCAATGGGTGGTGATATTAGTGGTAATGCTAGTAACGCTACAGTAGATAAAGTAAAAGGTGTATCTTTAACAAGTGGGGAAGTAACTCAACTTGCAAATATCGGAGCATCTACAATATCAGCTACACAATGGGGATACTTAGGAGGAAGTAACCAAAATGTAAAAACAAATTCTGATGTAACTTTCAATGATATTAACGCTTCGGGTGATGTTGTTATAAGTGGTGATTTCACAGTATTAGGTTCTGCAACAGAAATTTCAACTTCTGAATTATCAATTGAAGATAAACTAATTACAGTTGCAAGTGGTTCAGCAAACTCATCAGCTGCAAATGGTGGTGGTATTGAAGTTGATAGAGGTAGTGATGCAAATGCATCGATTACTTGGAATCATTCAGGAACACGATTCGATATAAATAATGGAATTCATGTAACTGGTACTATACAAGCTACTGATGATATTATTGCCTACGCATCCTCAGATGAGAGATTAAAAAATAATATTCAACCGATTAAAAATCCAATAGAAAAAATAAATTCAATTTCTGGTAATAGTTTTAGTTGGAATGAAGAAAAACAAGATATTTATAAAGGTAAAGATTATGGTGTAATTGCTCAAGAAATAGAAAAAGTATTACCTGAATTGGTAACTACTAAAGAAAATGGGTATAAGGCTGTAAAATATGATAAATTGGTATCATTACTAATAGAGGGAATAAAAGAACTTTCAAGTGAAATCAGAGAATTAAAAGAAAAAAATCAATAAGGAATAAAAACAAATGGCACAAATTATTAGATTAAAAAGAAACCTAGCTGGTGGTAATAAACCATCAACATCTGATTTAGCAATCGGTGAATTGGCAATGAACGTTCATGATGGAAAAGTATTTCTTCGTAAAAGTGGTTCTGCTGGCGAGGGTGATAATATTAAAGAAATTGTTACACTTGACCATGAAGGAACTTTAAGTGGTTCATTAAGTGTAGTAGGGATTATATCAGCATCAGCTTTTCAAGGTGATGGTTCTGCTTTAACAAACATATCAGTTTCACAAAATGCAACAGTAAAACAATCTTTTACAAATGCTGATACTTGGAGTGTACAACATAATTTAGATACACCAAATGCAATCGTACAAGTTTATGATTCAAATGATTTTCAAATGATACCATCAACATTACAAATAATTGATAATGATAATGTAAGAGCAACATTTGACAGTAATCAAAGTGGTTATGTAGTTGTTGCACGAGGTGGACAAATTGTAAGTGGTTCAGTTGATTCAGACAACATCGCAGGACTTAGTGATAAAATAACAGATGGAATAAATGCAAGAGGAGTATTTAGTGGTTCAGCACAAATAACTTTAACAGGTGATGTTACAGGTAATGGTGCTGCAACAGTTATATCAACAGTTGATGGAGAAGAATTTTAATTAAAAAAAAATAGTTAATATTTATTAAAAAGAATACAATAAGGAAACAAAAAAATGATAATACACAATCCCAAAATTTCAGGTTCATTACAATTCCCATCGGATGAGAATGGTAACTTAATAACCTTACAAGTACAGAATGGTACTCTTGAAACCATAACCTTAAACTCAAGTGGAGTTGACCAAGGAATACAACCAGCTGTTAATTATTCTGGTTCATTTACAGGTTCATTTGTTGGAGATGGTTCTAACTTAACAGGAGTAGCCGCAAGTGATTTTAATATTGATATTCTTGATGCATTAGGAGGAGCTTCAATTGCACAATCAGATAATTTCCTTATTAGTGATGCAGGAACTGAAAAGAAAGTAAGTTTCACAAATATAGAAGATTCTATATTTGCAAATGTAAGTGGAGATATTAGTATTGCAGCTGGGGGAGCATCTACATTAGCATCAATAGCAAATAGTAAATTAGCAAACTCAAGTATAACAATAGATGGTTCAGTTATCTCACTTGGTGGTTCAGTAACTACTACAAACACACAATTATCAACAGAAGCAGTTCAAGATATAGCAGGAGCACTTGTTGCAACTGGTGGTACTAAGACAGGTATCGCAGTAACTTATGATGATGCTAATGGAAATATGGATTTTGTTGTTACATTCCCATCACAAACAGATGAAAACTTTACAACTGCCGACCATTCTAAATTAGATGGTATTGAGGCAAGTGCAGATGTAACAGATACAAGTAATGTAACTGCAGCAGGAGCATTGATGGATTCAGAATTAACTGATTTAGCTGGTGTTAAAGGTGTAACAATCTCAACACTACAAGTTAAACCATCAGAAGGAGCTTTTGCAGATGGAGACAAAACTAAATTAGATGGAATTGCTGCATCGGCAAACAATTATTCATTACCAACTAACTTAGCTGGTGATGATATAGATATTGATACAACTGCATTAAGTGGAGCAACTGTAATATCAGATTTAGACCTTAACATAACAACAAATACAAGTGGATTAGTAACAGATGCAAATGGTAGTATTTCAACAAGAGATTTAACACCAAGTGATTTAGGATTAGGAAATGTAGATAATACTTCTGATGCTAACAAACCAGTATCAACTGCTCAACAAACAGAAATTGATACCAAAGCTGATTTAGCTTCACCAGCATTAACTGGTAATCCAACTGCACCAACACAAGCTGATAACGATAACTCAACAAAAATAGCAACAACTGCTTATGTACAAAGAGAAGTATCTGATTTATTAGGTGGTGCTCCTGCAGCATTTGATACATTATTAGAAATTTCTGCAAGTATTGCAAATGGGGATAGTGATGTAGTTGCATTAACAACAACAGTAGGTGGAAAACTACAAAAAGACCAAAACTTAAGTGATTTAACAAATGCTTCAACTGCAAGAACTAACTTAGGAGTTGCAATTGGTTCAGATGTACAAGCATTTAATTCAACATTGGCAACTGTTGCTGGTGGAACATATGCTGGTGATAACTCAATAGTAACAATAGGTACTGTAACCACAGGTGATGTACAAACAATATTACCAAGTGGAGTTGTATCTGGTTCATCTCAAGTACAAGCATTAGGTGGTGTTAATAATAATACAATTACATTTAGTGCAGGTGCAGGATTAGATGGTGGTGGTGCAATAACACTTAACCAAGGTTCAGATGAAACAGTAACATTTACCGTAGGTGATGGAGTAGTATCTGGTTCAGACCAAGTTGCTTCAACATTCGCACAAACAATATTAGATGATACATCTGCAGGAGCAGTTAGAACTACAATAGGAGTTGATGCAGCTGGAACTGATAATTCAACAGATGTAACATTAGCTGGTAGTAATTTCTTATCATTAAGTGGACAAGAAATAACTGCAGGAACAGTAGATATATCTTCACATACAAACTTAGCAGTAAGTGATACTGATGAAGTTAATATGATTTTAAGTGGTGATACTTTATCCGCAGAACTAATTGGTGGAGTAATATCAGGTTCAGCACAAGTATCTATTGATTCATCACAGATTAGTGATGTTGCTGCTTTCTCACAAAGTGGAACATATGCAAGTTTAAGAGCACAAGGAACTACAAAAGGTGATGTAGGTTTGGGTAATGTAACAAATGAGAGTAAATCAACAATGTTTACTTCTCCTACATTTACTGGAACAACCGCGGCACCAACACCAAGTTCAAATGATGATTCAACTAAAATTGCAACAACTGCTTATGTACAACAAGAACTTACTGATTTAGTAGGTACGGCTGGTTCAACACTAGATACTTTAGGTGAACTATCCGCTTCATTAGCATCAGACCAATCAGGTTTAGCATCACTAACAACAACTGTTGGAACAAAATTAGCAAAAGCAAGTAACTTATCAGATTTAACAAATGCAGGAACTGCCAGAACAAACTTAGGTGTAGATGCTGCTGGAACTGATAATTCAACAGATGTAACATTAGGAAATACAAATTACTTATCAATAAGTGGACAAGAAATAACTGGTGGAACAGTACCAGTTGGAAGTGGTGGTACAGGTGCAACTTCAGCAGGTGCTGCAAGAACGGCACTTGGAGTAGATGCTGCTGGAACAGATAATTCAACAGATGTAACTGTAGCTGGTAACACTTATATATCATTAAGTGGACAGGAAATAACAGCAGGTACTGTTGATATTTCTTCACATACAAACTTAGCAGTTTCTGATACAACAGAAGTTAATATGATTTTAAGTGGTGATACACTTTCAGCTGAATTAATTGGTGGTGTTGTATCTGGTTCTTCACAAATAACAAGTATAGGAAATTCACAATTATCAAATTCAAGTATAACAATAGATGGTTCAGCTATTTCATTAGGTGGTTCAATTACAACAAATAACACACAATTATCAACAGAACAAGTTCAAGATATAGTAGGTGGAATGGTAAGTAGTAATACCGAAAGTGGTATTAGTGTTACTTATGATGATACTGGAAATTCATTAGATTTCTCAGTTACATCACAAACAGATGAAAACTTTACAACTGATGACCATTCTAAATTAGATGGTATTGAAGCAGGTGCTGAAGTTAATAGAACTGCAGCTGAAACAAGAACTTTAATAGGAACAGGTAATGGGAATTTAGTACCAGCAGCTGGTTCAAGTGGAGAATTCTTAAAACATGATGGTACATTCGGTACACCTTCATATACAACAAACACAAACACACAACTAACACAAGAACAAGTTGAAGATTTCGTAGGTGGAATGTTAGATGGAACAGAAACAGGAATTAGTGTTGGATATGATGATACTAATGGTAACATTGATTTTGTAGTTGCATCTCAAACTGATAACAACTTTACAACTACTTTAAAAAATAAATTAGATGGTATTGCTGCATCGGCAAACAATTATGTATTACCAACTAATTTAGCGGGTGATGATATAGATATTGATACAACTGCATTGACAGGAGCAACTGTAATATCAGATTTAGATATTAATATTACAACAAACACAAGTGGTTTAGTAACAGATGCTAATGGTAGTGTTTCAACAAGAACATTAACTGCATCAGATTTAGGATTAGGAAATGTAACAAACGAAAGTAAAAGTACGATGTTCACATCACCTACATTTACTGGAACAACAGTTGCACCAACTCCTTCAGCTGATGATAATTCAACTAAAATTGCAACAACTGCTTATGTACAAGGAGAACTTACTGCTTTAATTGGTACTGCACCAGCAACATTAGATACATTAGGTGAAATTTCAGCAAGTATTGCAAATGGAGATAGTGATGTAGTTGCTTTAACTACAACAGTTGGAACAAAATTAGCTAAATCAAGTAACTTATCTGATTTAGCAAACGCATCAACTGCAAGAACTAACTTAGGTGTAGATGCTGCAGGAACAATTAATTATACTCACCCAACTTTTGATGGAGATGACATTTCTGTTGATACTGGTGCTCTAACAGGAGCAACTGTAATATCTGATTTAGATTTCAATATAACAACTAACTCAGATGGTCATGTTACTGATGCAAATGGTAGTGTTTCAACAAGAACACTAACTGCTGGTAATTTAGGATTAGGTAGTGGTGATGATGTAACATTCGGAACACTTAGAATAGATGATGCAACTGCATCAACAAGTAAAACTGAAGGAGCATTAATTGTAGATGGTGGTGTAGGTATAGGTGGAGCATTAAACGTAGGTGGAGATGTTGTAGCATACGCTTCTTCGGATGAAAGATTAAAAGATAATATAGAACTTATTTCTAATCCAATTGAAAAAGTACAATCACTTAAAGGTGTTACTTGGAATTGGAATGATAATGCAGATGAGTTACAACAATCATTACCAAATGTTGGTGTAATTGCACAAGATGTTGAGAAAGTTCTACCACAGTTGGTAACTGATAGAGATAATGGATTTAAGGGTGTAGATTACGCTAAACTTACTGGATTACTTATCGAAGCAGTTAAAGACCAACAAAAACAGATTGATGAATTAAAGAGTAAACTTTCTTAAATAAGAGAATTTACTTAATAGTTCGATTTTTAATAATCTAAAAAATACATATATATCTTTATATAAAGATGATGTATTTCTTAGGGGGTATATAATTATATAAATAAGGTAAGTCATATATATGGCACAATTAATTAAGCTAAAAAGAACATCGGTAGAGGGTAGAAAACCAACAACGTCTAATCTTGAGTTAGGTGAATTGGCAATAAACACATACGATGGAAAGATTTACTTTGAAAAAGATAATGGAACTCCTTCCATTAAAGAAATAGCCACAGAAGATACTTACCACTTTTACACAACTTCACTAGATTCAAGATATGTTAACCTCACAGGTAATGAAACCATAGCAGGTAACAAAACATTTTCAAACAACATAACGATAGTAGGAAATCTCTCAGTAGAGGGAACTACAACTACAATTGATTCAACTACTGTTAATATAGGAGATAATACCTTAGAACTTAACTATGGTGGTTCTCAAACAACAGGAGGTATCTTAATAAAAGATGCAACAGGAGCATCAACAACAAGTGGTTCTTTATTATGGGATTCTTCAAATGATTATTGGAAAGCAGGAAAATTAGGTTCTGAATCAGAAGTAATTACAGTTTCTAATATAGTAACAAACTTACCAACTGGAACTGTTAGTGGTTCTTCACAAATATCACTTAGTGGATTCAATACTTCACAATTATCTGAAAATACAAACCTTTATTATACAGATGCAAGAGTAAAAACTAAATTAGATGCAGATAGTGTTATAAGTGGTAGTAATTTAGATGGAATGACCGTAAGTGGTTCATTTAGTGGTTCTTTCCAAGGAGATGGTAGTGATTTAACAGGATTATCAGTAGACCAAGTTGCAACAATAACAGATACGTTTACAAATGTATCTTCTAAAGTAGTAACTCACAACTTTGGTACTAAAAATGTAATTGTAACTGTATATGATGAAAATGATGGTTATTTTATACCAAATTCAATTGTAACAACAAATACTAATCAAGTAACTGTAACATTTGCATCGACCGAAAGTGGTAGAATAGTAGTTGCAAAGGGTGGTCATGTTGTACAAGGTGTTGCATCAGATGCAAACTTATTAGATGGAGAAGATGGAACTTATTACTTAGATTATGGTAATTTTACAAGTGTTCCAAGTGGAATCATTAGTGGTTCAGCACAAATAACAAATTTAACAACTCACAAAGAAACAGTTAGTGGAGCATCTTCTTATGATGTAGACCATAACTTAGGTGAACAATATCCAATTGTTCAAGCATGGAATACTGCAACTTCAAAACAAGAATTACCTAATTCTATAACAACAAATTCAGTAAATCAAGTAACTGTTGATTTTTCTACAACTTTTGCAGGAATTATAATCGTAAAAAAATAAAATATGTATGATGTGTATTATACAACTGGTGGTGGCCCTTGGGTAAACGCTGGTACTGATACTTGGGTAAATCTATGGATGGAATTAGTTGCACCTAAGTTAGATGTAAAACCAATTCTTTTAATTCATAGAACAAAACCAAAAGAATATGGAGATTATGATTTTCCAATAGAAGCTCATTGGCATGGAGATAATATAGAAAAGTTTGAAGAATTATGTAAAGGAGCACGAAGAATCAATATATTACATGGTCATTATACACCAACAAAACCGATAATAGATAATAGTGATAAAATACATTCAAATGTTTTACATAATTCAGTAGACCATATATTAAAATCTCAAATGGGAAGTGATGTTATGTTAAGTTGGCATCCTTATTTGGATTCAAGTTGGGAAAAACAGGTAAATGATTGGTCAGAAAATTCAATATGGGTTGGATTATATGAAATATTGTTTAAAAATACAAATATACCAAATTTTTACGAGTTTAAACAAAATTTACCATTAAATGATTCGAATACACTTGGTTTCGCTGCAAGATGTGAAGGAAGAAAGAATCCATATTACTTAGATGGGTTAAAATCTTATATATTTACAAACACAACAGAATTTAATATAGTTTGGAAACAAGGAACTAAATTAGATACCTCTAAATCTAAAATATATCATTATAATTCTAAATTTAAAAATACATTTTATAATATGGATTGGGGAATCTCTCATTCTTGCTTTACTAGTGAACCTTTTGGATATTCTATATTTGAAGCGGTTGATTATGGTAAATTACCAATATTACATACATCATGGTGTAAAGATTTAGAATATCCATATCGTGCATCATCTAAAAAAGAATTTAAACATATTTATACTAAGTTAGTAACTACCTCATATGATGAAAAAATAAAATGGTTTACTCATATAAAAGAATATATGAAAAAAAACTTTTCTGATAAAGATTTATGGGTAAATAGATTACTTGATATTTATAATATATAGGAGAAAACAATTATGCCAACACTAAGCTCAGGAGATACCCTTTCATTAAACGATTTAGCAGGTGCTAATGGAGTAACACAAGATGCAAACGTATCACTAGGTACTATTAAAGGAGGCTCACCATCATCAGGTGATAATGTAGGATTATCTACATTCGCCGTAGATTCCATTGATTCAATGAGTGGATTTACATATGCTATAGAATCAACAACAGAAACATATACAATAGGAACAACAGGTGCAGGTTCAAACTTTGCATCAAAAAATGGTTCTTATAGTGGAAATGTAACTTGGTCAGTACCAGCTGGAAGTAAAATAGCAATAAATACTAATAGTGGATTATCTGCAACATTTGATGTATCTGCAATGGATAACTCAGATGGAATTTTAGATGGAGCAGTAACACATACTATTAGAGGTAATTTTGCTGATGGTTATAATGACCATATAGGTAGTAGTGATGGATATGGTGTAAATAAAGATAAAACAGTTTATTCAATAGATACTTACGATGGTAACACAACAGGATTATGTTTAACATCAGATACACCAATTAAATTGGCAGATGGAACATCAATAGAAATAGGTGAAGCTGAAGAAGGAATGAAATTACAAGGATATTCATTAAATGAGTTAAGTAATTTCGGTGATGCTGAATATATGAATTGGAATACAAGTGAACTTGGACAATTTGAAAGAGAAGTTGAAGTTGAAAATGTAGTTTTCTCATTTGCAAGTAAATATTATGATATAAATAATGGAGATGTAAAATGTACATCAGAACATCCATTCTTAGTATTAGATGGAAGTGATTATAGATTTAAAAGAGCTCACTTATTAAGTGAAGGAGATATTTTAATAAAAGGTAATGGTAGTGAAGTAGAACAAGTTTCTATTTCATCAATTGAAATTATTGAAGAAGATGTAGAGATTGTATCATTAGATGTATCAAATACAGATACCTATATAGCTAATGGATATATAACTCACAACAAAGGAACTAATTCACATACAGATTTTGATGGGCCAACTGCACCAACAAGTGTATCATACTCACATCCAAACTTATCATGGAGTGGTGGAACACCTGATACTGATTCTGGTGGTATTACAGGATATGATGTACAAGTAGATAATAATTCTGATTTTTCATCACCTGTTATAAATGAAACAAATTGGAATGCATCAAACATACAACTTGCAGGTGGAGCAGTTACAGCTGGAACATATTATGCAAGAGTTAGAAATATACAATCTGGATTAAGGTCAGGTTGGACAACTATTGGTGGAAGTAATTCATCTATTAGTGTAACATTATAATAATTAATATTGTTTTGAAAAAAAATGTATATTTATATATACACTAAAGATTATTAAATTAAATATATCAAAATGGCAAAAAAAATAAAGTTTACAAAAGATGAAGTTATTGAAATAGATAACTTAAAACAAGAAGTTGCATCAATTTTTACAAGATTAGGCCAACTTTCGGTTGAAAAGAAAAGAAGAATTGATGAAGTTGAAAAAGTAGAAAGTGATTTACTTAATCAACATCAAGAACTAGTAGAAAAAGAAAAGCAAATATTTGCTGGTTTAAATGAAAAGTATGGAGATGGAAACTATGACCCAAATACTAATGAGTTTACACCAATAGAAAAAGAAGAAACTAAATCTAAAGAAGTTAAAAACTAACCTTTAGAAAAAGTTATTTATACTTATATAAGAGTATTATTATACAAAAACATAACAAGGAGTAATAAAAATGGCAGAAAAAATTGTATCACCTGGTGTATTTACGAGAGAAAATGACCTTTCTTTCATATCACAAGGAGTTGGACAAATTGGAGCAGCAATAATTGGACCTTTCCATAAAGGACCTGCTTTTGTACCAACCGTTGTTAATACACAATCAGAATTCGAAGAAATATTCGGTACACCTAATGGAGAATACTATACAGGATATACCGTACAAAACTACCTGAGAGATGCAGGAACAGTAACTATTGTTCGTGTAGGTAATCAGGGTGGATATACAGAACTAGGACCTCAAGCTGTAATAAGTAGTGGTTCATCGGTTAACTTAATATCAACAATATTCCAAACTCATAATGGAGATGGAACATCAAATGCAGGTTCAACATTAACAATTGCTGATACAGGAAGTGTTGGTACGGAATTTAATATCACAATAAGTGGTTCAAGTGCAATATCCGCATCAACTAATCCAGCAAATGGAAATGATATAGGAGATGTATTTGGAAGTAACCCAAGAGGTTCAAAAACAGTATATGCATACAACTACTTTGAAAATTCTGCAACAGAAAACAATTTAGATATTGCTAGTGGTTCAACTGAGTTAATTACTTTAGGTGACCAAGCATTTACACAAGATATTCTAAATGCATCAACACCATATATAAAATCTCAATTGATTTCTGGTGAAAGACATGATTTATTTAGATTCCACACTATCGGTGATGGTTCTAATTATAATAAAGAATACAAAATTATAATATTCAATGTTAAAGCGGCTGGTTCATCAAATGCAACTGATTATTCTACTTTCTCAATTGGTGTAAGAGGATTCTCTGATACTAATAAGAGACCAAGTGTATTAGAAACATTTAATAATGTTAATTTAGACCCTGCATCACCAAACTACATTAAGAAAAGAATTGGTGATATGAATATTACTATTGATGCAAATGGTAAACAAACAATGAATGGTGATTACCAAAACAATTCTAAGTTTATTAGAGTAGAATGTTCTGATGAAGGTTCATTCCCAATCATTGCTGGACCATTCGGACATGAAAAATATTATAACCCAATTTTTGTTGGAGATATTGGTTCTCATGGATATGGTGAATCTATTGTACCATCAGCTATCTTCTCAACTGGTTCAGATGAAAACACATCTTCTAAATCAGTACAATATAGTGGTATAGATTTAGATACAGCTGTTATAAAAATAGATAACAACAATTACTTATCACCAATACCAACATCAGCAACACAAGGTGGAAACACAGTATTTGCATTTGATGGTACTGTAACTATACAAGGTGGAACTAAAGCATTTGGATATGAACTTACTGGTTCTAATTCAACTGATGTTAATAAAAGACAATTTATAGTAGGTTTCCAAGGTGGATTCGATGGAGTATCACCAACAATCAAATCAGCTAAATATGGTGATTCTGATTGGGGTGCTGGAAACTCACAAGGATTTGATTTATCTACTTCAACCGCTAAAGGTTCAGTTGCATATGTAAAAGCAATCAACGCAGTATCTAATCCAGATGATTTTGATATCAACTTGGTATCTGTACCTGGTGTTGTAAGAAGATTACACTCTTATGTATTTGATAAAGTAACTGATATGGTAGAAGCTAGAGAAGATGCATTCTTCATTGGTGATGTAACAGATGGTGGAGATACTATCGCAGATGCAATTTCACAAGGTGAATCGGTTGATTCTAACTATGTAGGTACTTACTACCCATGGGTTAAAACAATAGATTCAAGAACAAATAAACTAACAACAATTCCACCATCAGTATTGATGCCAGGAATTTACGCTTCAAACGATGCGGTTGCTGCTGAGTGGTTTGCACCAGCTGGTTTAAATAGAGGTGGTATCGTAGGTGCGGTATCTGTATTAAACAGATTAACACATTCTGAAAGAGATACTTTATATGAAGGAAAGATTAATCCAATCGCTCAGTTCCCTGGAGAAGGTATTGTTGCATTTGGACAGAAAACTTTACAAGATAAAGCATCTGCACTTGATAGAATCAATGTAAGAAGATTGATGATTAGAGTTAAGAAATATATTGCTTCAACTTCAAGATACTTAGTATTTGAACAAAATACATCTCAAACAAGAGGTAAGTTCTTAAATACTGTGAATCCTTATTTAGAAGGAATACAACAAAGACAAGGATTGTATGCATTTAGAGTGGTGATGGATGAGAGTAATAACACACCTGATGTAATTGACAGAAACATATTGGCTGGACAGATTTTCCTACAACCAACAAAAACTGCTGAATTCATCGTGTTAGACTTCAACATCTTACCGACAGGGGCATCATTCTCGGCATAATTAATTAAAAATAAAAAAGAACTATATTTATAGTAGAATATAATTAGGAGAAAACAAAATGGCAGAAGTATTAGAATTTAACGATATGTTTTATACCAACTTCGAACCGAAGATGAAGAATAGATTCATCATGGAAATCGATGGTATCCCTTCATATCTTATAAAAACAGCAAACAGACCTTCAATTCAATTTGAAACTGTTACCCTTGACCACATTAACGTTAAAAGAAAACTTAAAGGAAAAGGTGAATGGCAAGATGTAGAGATTACTCTATATGACCCAATCGTTCCCTCAGGAGCTCAAGCAGTAATGGAATGGGTGAGAACATCTCACGAATCTATTACAGGTAGAGATGGATATGCAGATTTCTATAAAAAAGATATCCAATGTTACCTATTAGGACCTGTTGGTGATAAGATTGAACAATGGACTCTAAAAGGTGCATTTATCAATAACGCAGTGTTTAATGATTTAGATTGGTCAAACTCAACTGACCCAGTCGAAATTAGTTTAACATTATCTTATGATTATGCTATTTTAGAATACTAATACTACTCCCACATATTTATAAAACGAAAAAGTTCTCTTAGTGAGAACTTTTTTTATGCCTAATTTCTAAATTTTTAAAAGTTATATATTTATATACGAACAAATTAAATTAAAAGTTATGGCAAAATATGATTTTCCTACGGAAGTAATAGACCTTCCATCTAAGGGTAAACCATACCCAGAATCAAGCCCATTATCAAAGGGTAGTGTTGAAATAAAGTATATGACCGCTAAAGAAGAGGATATACTTTCATCACAAAATTTGATAAGGAAGGGGGTGGTGCTCGATAAGCTATTTGAATCTGTTATTGTAGATGACGGAATTGATATAGGTGATATATTAATTGGTGATAAAAACGCAATTCTTTTAGCAACTCGTATCTTAGGATATGGTGCAGATTATCAAGTAGAAGTAACCGACCCTTTTACATTAGAAACACAAAAAGTAAATATTGATTTATCTAAAGTACAAACTAAAGATATAGATGATAAATTAGTAAGTAAAGATAATACATATTCTTTTACATTACCTACTTTAAAAACAGAAATAGTTTTCAAATTATTATCACATAAAGATGAAAAAGATATAAATGCTGAAATAGCATCACTTCAACGATTAACAAAATCAGAAGTAAATCAAGAAGTATCTACTCGATTAAGATATATGATTCTAAAAGTTGGTGATAATGATGATAGAGGATTTATTAACAAATGGGTAAAAAATAATTTACTTGCAAGAGATTCCAGAGCTCTTAGAAAGTATATAAAAGAAATATCCCCTGATTTAGATTTGAAATACGAATTTACATCAGATATAACTGGTGAAACGGAGGCACTTGATATCCCATTTGGGGTTGGGTTTTTTTACCCTTCCGAATGATTATAGTGTCCAACTTCATAATCAAATTTGGGAAATGGTTAACTATGGTAATGGATTCACTTGGAGTGAGGTATATACGATGCCAATCCATTGGAGAAGATTTTACTTTAAAAAGTTATTAGATGCCAAAACAAAAGAAAAGGCAGAATACGATAAAGTTAACAAAAAAGGTGGTTCTAAAGGACCAAATGTAAGAGTGAGGAAATAATTCCTCACTTTTTTTTTACCCTATATTTATATAAGAACAATTATATAGGAAAAACACTATGTCTAAAAAAAATATGATACACGAAGGATTAAGTAAATTCATTGGTGATTTCTTTGATGGTGTAAAAACTAACACCACAAAACGATATTTGGATAAAGCTAAAAAAGCAGGGTTACCAAAACCTATGATAGATAGAATGGCAAAAATCGAAAAAGAAAGACAAGAACTAGATAAACTTATTCAAAAATACTCTAAGTAGATAGGATTATACAATGGCTGAATTTTCAGGACAAGATAATGTACGAATACAAAAAGAAATTCTTAGAATTAAGGGTTTAATTGAACGTGCTCAAAAGGGAATAAATGCAGCTGAAAAAGATGGTCAAAAACAAAGTGAAGCAAGTATAAAAGCACAAGAAAAAAGAAATGCTCGTATTGTTGAGGCTGGTAAACAAATCAAAGCAAATAATCAAGCAAGATTAGATGCACTTGGAAGTGAAGAAAAATCTTTAAAAACATTAGGTAGTATATATAATAATTTATCAAACCTACAGCTACAAGATTTAAAACTAATTGAAAAGAAAACCAAAACAGGTAGTATTGCTCAAAAGCAGATTCTTAAAATTGCAGATATAAATAGAGATATAGCACAATTAGGTGCAGAAGATAATTACCAAAGAGAAGCATTAATTAATAAAAGGAACGAAGAATTTGGAATTCTTGAAGCTAAAGGAAAATTAGGAAAAGCAGACCTAAAACAACTTAAACAACAAAATGATTTGGCATTCAAATACTCTCAGATGTCAAGTGAGCAAAAAGACTTAATTCAAAAACAACACGATGTAATTGATGGAATGAAAAAATCCATTCAAGGAGTTTTAATGACAGCTAAAACCCTATATGGAAATATTGTAGGTGCAATAGGTGGTATTATCTCTGGAATGGGTATTATTATTGGCAAAGTAGGCAAACTCAATAAAGAATTTGGAACATCAATGTTTCAAATTGGTGGTATTGCACAAGAAACGGCATTATTAGAGATTTTCTTTGAAGGTTCTGCAGAAGCTGCAAAAACATTATCATCTGAATTAGGAGGTACTGAAGGGTCATCATTAGCTCTAAAAACAAACATAGGTATAATGTCAGAAACATTAGGCCTAAGTGGTGCAGAAGCAGCTACCTTAGTTGGACAATTCTCAAGATTAAATAATGGTTCTACGAGTGTTGCAACTGATATGATTAAAACATCAAATGAGTTTGCAAGACAAAATAATATCATACCATCAGAACTTATGGCTGATTTAGCAGCTTCAGCTGAAGAATTTGCATTATTTGGTGAAGAAGGTGGTGATAATATATTAAGAGCAGCTGGATATGCTCAAAAATTAGGTGTTAATATGAAAACACTTAGTGGAGTTGCAGAAAACTTATTAGATTTTGAATCCTCTATTACTAAAGAATTAGAATTAGGAGCTTTACTAGGTAGAAATATAAACTTAAACAAAGCAAGAGAACTTGCGTATAGTAATGATATAGAGGGAGCTACAAAAGAAACATTAAGACAACTAGGTGGTGTTAATGCATTTAATAAAATGGATTATTACCAAAAGAAAGCAACTGCTGATTTATTAGGCGTTTCAGTAGCAGAATTATCCAAGATGGCCAGTAATCAAGAAAAAGCTGCCAACCTTAGTAAAATAATGGGTGTAGAATTTGGTTTCGTTGGAGAAGCTTTGAATTTTGCTGTAAATAAATCAGGTGGGTTAATTTCAACATTAGGTGGTGGTATTACTGCCTTAGGACAAATGAACCTTGGTTTTCAGGCAATGGGAACAACAGTTGGTGGTGCATTAAAAGGAATAAAGGATTATGTAAAACAATTGTTTACGGCGAATGCATTAACAAAAGCTCAAAAATCTTTATCAGATAAACAAATATCAGCAGGATTTGGTGGTAAAAAAGCCAAAGATATGTTGGCCAAAAAAATGTCAAAATCAACATCTTCTTCTATTACAAAAACTGTAAGTCCAAGTCCAGCCAATGCTACAAGTTCAATGGGTAAAATAAATATGGGTGCAGTTCTTAAAGGAGCAGCTGCAATGTTAATAATGGCAGGTGCGGTATTTGTATTAGGAAAAGCATTACAAGAATATAAAGATGTTGGTTTAACTGAAATAATGACGGCCATAGGTAGTATAGCT